GTGACAATATTAGTGAATTCATCTATGAAGGTGAAAAACAAAAACTAATTGATGAAGCCGCTGAAGCATTTGAAACTGTTTTGGATTCACTAATTATTGATCGTAAAAACGATCCTAATTCAGAAGGTACAGCAAGACGTCTTGCTAAAATGTATTACAATGAATTAATGCAAGGACGTTATGATCGTATTCCACCCGCAACTGCTTTTCCTAACGAAGGAGAAGATGCATACACAGGTATGCTTGTAGTTCGTTCAGAACTTAAATCAGTTTGTTCACATCATCACCAACCAGTGACTGGTGTAGCATATATTGGCGTAATCCCTAATGGTAAAGTTATTGGATTAAGCAAATATACTCGTATTGCACAATGGTGTGCAAGACGTGGTACTCTGCAGGAAGAACTTGCAAATGATATTGCACGTGAGATTGGAAAGGCTACTGATGCAAAACACTTAGGTGTTTATATTCAAGCAACACACGGTTGTTGTGAGAATAGAGGTATTATGGCACATTCAAGTCTTACACAGACTACAGTGTTAAAAGGTTCTTTTAAAGAAGATGCAGGTACTAAAAAAGAATTTATGGACAATATTAAACTGCAACAGGAGTTTGCACCACGATGAAGTTAAGATATTCAGAAGCATTTTATAGTGTACAAGGTGAAGGTCGTTTTGTAGGAGTACCTAGTGTATTCTTACGTACCTTTGGTTGTAATTTCCGTTGTATGAACTTTGGACATGAACGTGGTACGTATGTGCGTAAAAACGGCGATAAATACAATCCAGAAGTCAAACAATTATTAGATGACGGAATTACTAATAAGATCGACACATTTGAAGATTTACCAATTGTGCATACAGGGTGTGATACTTATGCAAGTATCTATCCTGAATTTAAAAAATATATGAAGGATCACACAGTTGACGAAGTAGTTGACTATGTATTAAGTTTGACTCCGCAAGGCAAGTGGACGATGGACAATGGACAGGATGTTCACTTTATATTAACCGGCGGGGAACCGCTACTTGGATGGCAAAAGTTATATATTGATCTTTTTGAGCATCCTAAAATGAGAGACTTAAAAAATGTTACGTTTGAAACAAATACAACACAAAAACTTAGAGATGATTTCCGAGACTATCTCGGATCTCAAGACAGATTCCAAGTTACTTGGAGTTGCTCTCCTAAACTTTCCGTATCGGGCGAAGTTTGGGATGATGCTATCAATCCTGAAATTGCTAGGAGTTACTACGACATACCTAATAGTAATTTGTATTTCAAGTTTGTTGTCGCTGACGACGTGGACGTGGACGAAGTTACAAGAGCAGTTTCCGAATTTAGGAATGCAGGGATTGACTGCCCGGTTTACATCATGCCGCTCGGAGGACGAAGCGAAGAATACCAACTCAATACTAGACGAGTCGCAACATTGGCAATGGAGCGAGGTTGGCGCTATACACCCAGACTACACGTCGACATCTTCGGAAATGCGTGGGGAACGTAAAAAGGATAACAAGACCTTTGATCAAAAGGCAAGGGAAGCAGGATTATAAACTATGATGGATAAAATTAAGAATATGTTTACTAAGAATAACGACAAGGCAAAAGAACCTACACACAGGGAACTAATGCTTAAAGAAAAAGAAAAAGCAACTAAAGCAAAAAAGGCTTGGGTTGGTGTGTTAGATACTCAAGTAAACAAAGATAATATCCGTAATGGATTTTTTGAACTAGACTGGAATAACGAGTTTATTGAGCAACTACTTGATGCTGGTTATAAAGGCGAAACTAATGAAGAAATTGTTGATATGTGGTTTAAAGATCTTGCTAGAAATGTACTACAAGAACAAGGTCACGATCCAAATCGTGGTGCAGGATTTATTAATACAACAAACATCGGCGGCGGAAAGTCGGAGGTTAAGTAATGTCATTAGTAAGAATTAAAAGTTATCATCCATTAACAGAGTTTGCACCAAGTTGGAATATTCCATTATGGTTAACCAACTGGACTGACTTAGAACAAGTCGACACTATTAAACAGTGGATTATTGACAACGAAGAAGAATTATTAAAATTAGAATATGCAAATACTGGTGGTACAGGTTTAACTGATAAACATATTACTACTAGGTTTGGACGTTATAATTTGCTTACTAAAGGTGACAATCCTGCTTTTAAAGAACTATTAACATTCTTACAATACTCATATTTAGAGTATGTACAGCAACAACAATTAGAATTAAAAGACTTACAAATTGTATGTTGGGCAAATATCCTACGCAAAGAAGAAGGCATGGATTCACACGCACACGGTTCCCAACCAGATTCTTATTTAAGTGGTAACATTCATTTAGATGATTATCATACTAATACCGTTTACCATTCTAGTTTTGATCCGGAATCAAAAATTGGATTACCAAATAAAAAGGGCGGGTGTGTAATGTTCCCAAGTTGTACTCCACACTATGTAGAACCTCATACAAGAGATGATTTACGTGTAAGTGTAGCATTTGATTTGCGCCTAACGGGTTCTTTTGATGCAGAGTTCTTTAATGCAGTTCCATTTATGAACAAAGAAATCATTAAAGAAATTCAAGAAAAGGCAAAGAAACAACTTGACAAATCTCAAGAAAGCAAGTAAAATAGTATTACAATTAAATTGTTTTCGGAGGTATAATGACTTACATCTTAGTTGATACAGCAAATACGTTTTTCCGTGCAAGGCACGTAATGCGTGGCGACCTAACAACTAAAGTTGGTATGGCATTTCATATTACTCTAAGTAGTATTAGAAAGGCATGGCAAGATTTTGACGGCAGTCATGTTGTATTCTGCTTAGAAGGTAGAAGTTGGCGTAAAGATTATTACGAGCCATATAAACGTAATAGACAAGTTGCTCGTGATGCTCTTACTGCTTCTCAGCAAGAAGAAGAAACTGTATTCTGGGAAATGTTTGACGAGTTTAAAGACTTTGTTACAACTAAAACTAATTGTACCGTTTTACATAATCCTGTACTAGAAGCAGATGATTTAATTGCAGGCTGGATTCAATCACATCCTAACGACGATCATGTTATTATTTCAACTGACGGAGACTTTGCACAACTTATTGCACCTAACGTAAAACAATACAACGGTGTTAGCAATACTATTATTACACACGAAGGTTACTTTGACGATAAAAAACGTCAACCTATCGTAGATAAAAAGACTAAGGAGCCTAAAGGTGCTCCAAATCCACAATGGCTATTATTTGAAAAATGTATGCGAGGTGATACCAGTGACAACGTCTTCTCAGCCTATCCAGGCGTTAGAGTCAAAGGTACTAAGAACAAAGTTGGCTTACAAGAAGCATTTGCTGATAAGAATACAAAAGGCTATAATTGGAACAATCTTATGCTACAGCGTTGGGTTGATCATAATGGTGTGGAACATCGCGTACTAGATGATTATAATCGCAATGTTACATTATGTGACTTGTCAGCACAACCAGACGAAATTAAACAAATTATGGCTACAACTATTGCAGAAAATAGTGTACCTAAAGAAATACAGCAAGTAGGCATTAAACTTATGAAGTTTTGTGCTAAACACGAATTAAACAAAGTTGCAGAGCAAATACAAAGTTTTGCAGATCCATTGAATGCGAGATATCAATGAGTGACGTAGGGTACTTTTATGCATATGAACTATTAGGGCAACACGACCCTGATATTAAAGAATATGTTGAAAATCTGCCTATAGATATTGGATCTGATCATCCTATGGATAACTACAAGAGAGATAAGGCGGCTGTCGAAATTGGTAAAATACTAGACAAACTTCCTGTCCAAAATCTGTCTCGAGAAGCAATTTTAGAATTAAATAACTTAGTCAATATGCCGGAAGACGAATATACGTTAAATGAAATCAAACGTGTAAGTGGTAATACGGGATATGATAAAAAGTTTATTGAGGAAATGCAAAAGAGAGATAAGCGTGATTTTAGAGAACGTGAATTTGCTATTGCAGATACTCTACTCGCAGTTGAAAATGAAACCTGCGAGCCACCATTGATACTAGATTACAAAGATAAAAAATTTGTAATCGATGGTAGAACAAGGATTTATGCGGCATTGGCGGCTAACAAAGACATTAAGATAACTGTAATAAACAACGAAACTTTTAAGGGGGTATTATGACACACATCAAAGCAAATCCAATCGTAGCAGGTAAATTCTGGATTGTTGAAGAAGATGGCGAGAGAATCGGTACTCTTTCTAAACAAGAAGATAAAACCTATATGTATTGTTGTAATACTCATACAAAGTTTTATGATAACGAAAAACAACTAGCAAAAGATATCAACATTGAATGGGGTATCAAAGATGCTAGTAATAAACCTGAAGTAGAAAAAGAAGTACAAGGTTTTCCTACTTCTTGTGTTCCTCATAATTCAATGTATGATGTAAAACGTAAACTACCATTGTTTACAAAAAGCAAGAAATCTAAATCTTTATATTGTGCAGGATATTATATTATTAGGTTTGATAAAGGCTGGGTAAGAAGTTTTTGTCCTAAACTAATGACCATTGAAGGTTATACTTCTAAAGGTCCTTTTAAGACAGAAATTATTATGC